ATAATAAGTAATCACCAGGAGCCCAAGCAACACTAAATGTGCTGTTTATATCATAGTCATAAGGAAATGAAACTTGAATAGTATCCTCAATTAATAATCCTGAAAAATCAGTAGTAGTCGCCGGGTTACTAGAGCTAATTATTGACGTGTTTGTTGGGTCATCTGAAACTATTGTAATTGCAGAGTAGTTTAAAGAAGAGTCCCTTCCGTCGCTAAGCTCTAGTGACAAAGATTTAATAGGGCTTTTTCGAATAACAGTTATATGTTTTTCACGCGCCATAACATTATTACTTATAGATAATCCTTGGTCAGGATTTATAACGCGAGTATGCTGTAGTCCATTAGAATACGTCCCATCTATACTACGTTCTATGTTTATTTTTTTAGGCTCAGTTTTATTATCGGTCCAAAACAACATACCATCTACAACATCAATCCCAGTTATTAAGGTGTTAGCGTTAAAATTAAGTGTTCTTGGTCCTTGAAAGTATAACGATTGGTAGGCTCCTTGTAGATTTAAAGGTTGGTCAAGTTCCACTAGCCCACTAACTGCAAACTGAATTGCTCCACCCGTAGCTTGAGGTACGCCATAAGAGAATCCGCCAACTTGAAATCCTTGTAGTGCAATAACTTCAGTTTGACAATCTTCTATTACTATAGAGTTGTTAGAAGTGTTTATAGATTGAACACAGAAATCACTAACCTGAATACCACCCGTAATACCGCTAATGCTAACAACACTTCCAACAGTAGTGTTTGTAACATCATAATCCACAGTATTGAATACAATTTCTCCGTTTGCAATATTAGTTGTTACTTGATCCGAGCTAGTTATTAAAGCGGAAATAGAAGATCCGTTCCACGATTCAACTAATCCTATACCGTTAGTTAATTCTGCGGTAACGCTAGGATCTAACAGTGGGTTTTGAAATAGTACTGTATTAGTGTCTAGTATTAACTTTACAGCCTGCGCACCCAACCCACTTAAGTACGTCAAAGAAACGGTACTAGCAGCGTTTATCACGTATGTGTTACCAGAATAAGCAGGGATTTCTATTGTATCGCCAACAAGCTGATTAACAGAACCTCCACTCCATCCGCTTAGATACACTTCGTTTGTAGTGGATTGCGAAAAATTTCCATTTATATCTTGTAACATTACAAAACTAATACCAGACGCCACGTCAATCATAGGGTTTAACGCAACTCCGCTTTCAATATTTACGGTATTAGTTGTGGCGTCATAGCCAAAATCGAAAGGAATATATGGTGCTGTGTTAAAAGAAGATATGGTGGCTGTGTTAGAATAAACACCATCGTTAGTGACACCTACTACCGTCCATCCAACTTCTATTTCATTAAAAACAGACGAAGTTATATTTGTTAAAATTGAACTGTTAAAAGTGTCATCTTGAGGGTTTGTAAGTGAAACGCCGTAGTTATCTACAAAAACAGGTTTACAATTACCGTTTGATGTATGTCTCCAAATAGAATCTCTCATTGTGACATTCGGACCAGGTTGGGGTTGTCCCCCTGATACAAACCAATATAAAGAGTCTGTTTTTTCATCCGTTACAGACCCCACAGTAGTAGAATTATTTGTAATACTATCAAGACTACCATCAATGCAACCATATTGATTACCCAATATATTCTGAACAGTACCAACATCAGATCCTTCTGAAGTTGACACTTGTATGTTCATTGCATCTCTATATTCTCCTTTTGGAACAAGTCTTTGATCGACATCCTTGTTCATTTTACCACCGGTAAAATTATGCTTGATCTCTGGCATGTACTAGTGTTTTATTTGTTTAGATTTACCTCTAAGTACTTGAGTTAATTCTTCTAATTTTAAATTAGATAATCTTAGTTTTGCAGTTCTAACAGCTGCAAATTTTTCTTTTTTAAATCTGTTTACCTGGTATTCAGGTATATTTGATTTTCCTGATAAAATAGCATAAGAAATCCACTTATACATCGCTTCCTCAGCAAACTTGTGAACCTTCATTTCGTCTTCAGTTCCTAAGCTATCACTTATATAATCTAAGATCACAGTTTTTCCTGATATATTAGAACTAAAGTGAATTTTTCCTGCGTTCTCATCTATGTAAAAAGAACCATTAGCTTGAGCATATTGAGGGTCCAACCCATATCTTTGCCCGTCTAACGGCCAGTACGCATCATCTTGATAATCGTTTTGGTTTTCAGATGGCGTAGCAGAGTTATAACTTGCCCAAGTCGTAGATTCAGAATCAGTCAACATACTACCATTAACACCATTAAAAGTATACGAGCCATCAGTAGCCTGCGTTGGTTTTGTGGGATTTGATGTCTTATTAGCAGGGTATATAACATGTTTAATTCCAGATCCATCAACCCAACTAACCTTAACATAACTAACGTAATCTTGAGGTAGCGTCATTTGTAGTGTTGCTGGAACAGTTATTTCTAGAGCCTTAGTAGATTTAAAAGTGTCAAATGACATTTCAGCTAAACCTCTTTGAGCGTGGAAAGCTACATCTGTTCTACTGGCTTTTGATATGATTTTATCTTCACCAACATATATAAACATAAATTGAGCTATAATGTCAGCTAGTGAAACAAACTGGTATTCACCGTATAAACTAGAGTTATTATAATATTGGTAGGAAGATTGATTGTCTAGTAGTGCCATTTATTATATTTTAGGTTGTTGTTGTTTTGTCGCCATATCCATACCTTGACCAGCTTTCATTATATCTGGCTGTTGGTTAGCTAATCCAGCTAGCATTAATATTTTATTTACAAGTTGATTTTCTTCTGACGGGTGGAGTTCAAATTGTTGGGTCGAGGGATTTGCATCGTACATTGCGTTCTTGTTTATAACAACGTAAGTCCAATTAACTCTAGCGGGAACTCTAAAATAGTAAATTTCCGTAGGAAGAACAGTCGTGTTATCGCTATCGACAATGCTTATCTTACCGTTCCTAATGTTTGCCACTGGTCGGGTCTTAGTAGGTCTTAACAAAGGACCACTAGACTGGCAGCTGTTAAAGTCTTTTGTGTTTAATATCTCAGCTTTTTGCTTTTTTACACGCAGCTCGTGAACCCTATACATCCAGTCAGGCACATTAGGATAATAACTATTAATAGTGGGTGTTGTAAAAGCTGTATCTACAGTTTCAAATATTTGAAGTTTTTCTTCCAACATGTCGTCTACGTCCGCATAAACCGTGTCGTTACCTTGGCCTTTTCTAGCGATATTTGTGTCGTAGAAATATTGTTCAAATATTTCCATTTGTGCTTGGTTAGCAAATAGATTGAAATCTTGAGGTGTTATATAACCTCTTTGTTCTTTATTAGCTAACGCTAAAACTTTTTGATATACTGTATCTACGCTTACCATAATTTCTTTTATTTATTATAAGGGAACAATCTGTTAAGAGTATCTTTTCTTTTTCCACACCCGCAGTCTTTACCGGTTGCTTTAGCAACGGTGTCAACAACTTTTTTTATCCCCGTTGCTTTTGTAATTTTTTCTATTGAGTCTCCTAAACCCTTTGATTTCTTTGTCATAAAATTAAATTTTAATAAATGGTCACCCCGAAGGGCAACCATATTATTTTGTTGTTAATTTAATCTTTTCTCTATATTAGAGTAGATTTCCATTCCTTCGTCAGTCTTAAACCAAGCAGCTAAAGCTGAATAAGGATGTTCGTCAAAAGGAACATTCATTAACTTTCTATCGTTAGAACCCCATGAAAAAGTTCTTTGATCAGAAGATAATTTTAATATCCCCATTTCAGTTGCTTTGATACCAAAGTTTCTAAGCTGAACATTATCATCGTTTACTAATTCTAAGAACAAACCTGGGTTTCTCTTAGCATATAATAGTAAATCTCTTTTAAGTTCCTTAGAGCTCATCTCTGTCACTCTAGAACCAATCTCTACTCGCATAACCGCTTCAGCCATATCAATATCTAGGTTTTGAGCCGCGTTTAACGCTTCAATTTCCATTTCTATAAAATCAACCTCGTGAGAAGCTTTAACTTCAGGTTGCCATTCGCGATACAGTTTATTTCTATGTGGGTGATATAAAGATAAGAACTTCTGTAATACCGTTTTTTCTTTTGGTATAACTAAAGATCCGCCTCTAAAAATAATGTGAGACATTCTTTGGTCACCTTTCATCTCATCTACGAAACAACTTTGTTGGTTCTCGCAGTATTTTATTTCTCTCTCATAACCTTTATCTTTGTCAAACCAATAAACGTTTGCAGACTTAATAATATAAGAAAGAGGTTTTCTTTTGTCGTTTAGAAAATACGTTCTATCTTTTATTTCCCAAGTATTTTTTTTCTTAACCGGTGTTGGTTTTTCCATAACCGGCGTTTTTACTACAACTTCTTCGAAGTCTTTTTCTATTAAAGGCTCTACAGCCTTTTCTGTTTTTTGTTTTTTTGCCATAATATAATATAATATAAATTAATAAAATAAAAGGCCGAGGCCGAAGCCCCGGTCTTTAATATAAACGTGCTTATTTCATCATCATGAAATTGTTAGCGCCTTGAGTAATTAAACATCTTTCAGATAAGTAATTTACTTGCATTGCATCTAAGTCAGATGTAACGTTTCCACCAACTGAACCTGTAATCCATGTTTTCAACTTTCTGTCTTCCATTTGAGAAGCTCTGTATCTAACGTGTAAGAAAGGACGTTTAAGGTTTTTACCTAACGCTTGGTCATAAACTGAAGATACACCAGCTGGAATAACTACCCCTCTAACTGGAGAAACAGTATTTCTAGCGTTGATACCACCTCTAGTTGACTTGTCGTTTAAGTATTTCATGTCAGACTTGTAGAAGTCATAAGAACCTCTTCTGAATCCAGAGAAACCTAAGTTTAACGCCATGTCTTCAGAGTTATCAAATACTCCGTAAGAAGTACCACCAGCTCCGTAAGAATTCATAGAAGCTAACATGTCATCCATTGCTAAAGCAGTTGCTCTATTAACAAACATCATATTTTCTTCAATAGCACCTTGGTTGTCAAACTCAGCTAAGATAGCGTCAAATTCAGCTAAATCAGTAGCAGCGTTAACTCCAGTGATACCAGAAGTAATGTTACCTCTTGTTTCAACAGCAGCGAATAAACCTTCAGTACCGTGAGTAGCCCCACCTGATCCAAGTAAATCCTCTACAACGTCGTTAGCCACATCAACACCCTTAACAGCTTCCATCATTGTCATTTCTAAGTAATCAGTGAAACGAGCTCTAGTATCACCTTCAGCTTTTAAATACCATAAGTAACCTGATTGTCCGTCTTCTCCAGAAATTTCAACCCAACCGATTTGTGAAGCGTCAGACCCTGAGATCTCATAGTAATCCTTCATAATGATTGGTTTGTTAGTGAAAGAAGTATGTGTTGGCTTAACAGCTTTAGCTTCATCAGAAGCAGCACTACCTTGTCCGTTCACACCTTTCGCCCACTCAGAACCGATAACTAATACAGTACAAGCTGCAGCCGCTGCAGTTGAGAATGTAGAAGAGTCATCAATGTTTTCAACCTCGTAAGGTTTAACAGTAACGATATCAGCAGTACCAACGAAACCGTCAGTTACTAAACATTTGATAGTACCCTCAGCAGTAGCTACGATAACAATATCGTTTCTTCTAATACCGTGAGTAGTGGTTAATGCAACATCGTCGATGTCGTGAGTTATTGATAATGCTCCAGTTCCAGTGTTAACCGTACCTTTGTACGATAAGTGTAATCTACCTTGTTCTGACCAAATAACTTGATCAGCAGACATTGCTTCTTCAGCTCCAACTTGTGCTAAGAATCCTGAGATTGTTCTGTTTCCAAAAACCTCAGCTTCTTTTTCCATTAAGTCTGGTAAATATTGTTGTGCCCATCCAGCCGTACCTTGGGCTGTAAAATCTATGTAGTTTGAAGATAGTGTTTGCCTTTGTGAAGCTGGAACACTATTTAAACTACCTCCTGGTGTAATTGCCATAATTTTGTAATTTTAAATTTTAATTATTTATTTTTGTTTTTAATTTTAAACTTAAAATCAGAAGAGTTATCACCTAGCACTTTTACAGTCATGCCACCCGCTTCAATTTTCCCATGATTTTGTCTTGGGTTCATATCAACGTTTTTGGCTTTAGCAATACTATTTTTCATAGCGTCTGCCTTCCCTTGTTCGTAAAAGTGTTTCGCAACAGCGTCTGCATTCATTGCTGTATATAGAGATTTATGATAACCCTTAGCGTCTGTTAAAGCAGATTTCTTATCCAAAAACTTTTTGGTGAAATTACTTATGTCGCTCTGAGTGTTTTTAACCTCTTCAGCATTGTTTACATTAAACCTGTATTTTTTATCACCGACGTTATATTCAAAACCTTTGAACTTGTCGTTGAAAACTTGTTCAGTTTTCTGTGTAAAAATATCAGAGTTTGTTTTAACTGTTTTTTGAGTTGCTTCTGACTCCTTGTTATACCTATTAAAGAAATCAATTGCTTTTTGTTGCTCACTTGTGAGTTTCGATCCAGCTTTAATCTCTTCATAGTATTTAGACTTTTGCCCGTCTAAGTGGCTTTTAGCGCTGGCAACTTGCTCTTTAAGCGCTAATTTCTTTCTACGTATATCTCTATCGTCGTCCATATCTTCGTCGTAAGAGAATGTATCTTCCATAAGGAAGTTAATTTCTTCACTATCTAAATGAGGTTTTGTTTGCTTGTAGTATTCATGTAGTAGACTTTGGTCGTCTAACTTTGAATAATCTTGATTAAGCTTAACATAATCACTTAAATCTCCACCAGTGTCATCCATAAAGTCCATTAACTTTTGGATATTCTCTGGTAATGGTTTTCCGGTAGCCTCAGCTTCTGCTATAGCTTCTTCAACCTGCTCTTCAACCTCTTCAACTTCTTCTTCAGTAATTTCTTCTAATACTGGAGTTTCTTGTGTTTCAGCTTCCGGTTGTACTTCTTCTTGTTTTTGTGTGGGTTCGGCATTTTCAGACTCTGCAACCACTCCGCTGTCGTCAGCGTTATCTTCTTTAACTTCATCTTTTTTTGGTTCTGGTGGTTTACTTAAATCTACTTTAACAACATTGTCGTCTCCAGCGGATTCAAATTTACTTTCATTAACTTGTTCAGTCGTTTCTTGTGTAGTCTCTTCGACTACTTTTTCATTTTCTTCTTCCATAATATAATATAATAATAGTTAATAATTTATCTAGGGTCAAACACGCCTAAATCAAATCCTCCGCCTAGTATATCATTACCTGCGGACTCAAAGTTTTTAGGTGGTTTACCACTATTTCTTTGGTCTATAAGTTCGCTTTGTTGAGAGGCTTGTATTCTAGTCCTTTCGTCTTTACGATCTTCTTTTTCTTTTTCTTTTGATTTTTGCCCATCAACCTCAACACCCTTAAGCTGCATATTCATCTCAAACTCTAATTGCATTAACTCTTTCTTCATCTGAACCTCTTGCATCATTCTTTGAGATTCTAATTGAGCTTTAACTTGTTCTAACTGCGCTTGACTTTGTGTTAAGGCTTGATTCTTTTGAACCTCTGATTGAGCGGCTGCTTGAGCTGCTTGTTGGTTCATTTGACTTTGCATTTGCATGTTTTGCTGTTGCAAGGCTTGGTCTTTGTCTAGCTTTTTCTTTCTACGTATTTTAAGTAGTTGGTTAGCTAGTTTAATGTTTTTAATCTCTCTAATGTCAATCGCATCAGCTAGTTCGATTATCTGTTGTTGTAAAGCCATTTGAATGTTGTTCTCTAGCATCATTCTCTCTTCCTCGTCTGGTTGTAAATCAATGAATATACCAAAGTCATATAAATGCAACTCACTGAGTTCTTCTAATACCGCCGCGTTGTGAACACCAATAGCTTGTATGAATGCGTCTTTTGTTGGGGAATATTCTATAATATCAGAAATTCTAAGAGATAACGCTTCGCATACCTCAGCTGTTAAGAATAATCCAGATTGTAATATATGTCTAGTTGCCGTGTTTGAATTTGCTGCTGCTAATTTTTGAACACCAACTAAAGCGTTTTTATCTGGCATACTACCATCTCTAGCTTCATTTAGCCCGGTTACATCTCTTATCATTTGTAGATAGTAATTATAGTTACCTATAAGAGCTTGCATTTTGTTTCCACCAGCTCCAGATGTTATTTCTTGAATAGGTACTTTACCTGGGTTCATGTCGCCTTCAGAGGTAAACGATCTACCAATAACACTACCTGTTTGGAAGAACATGTTTAAAGCTTCTTGTGGATTGTAGTTTGTTCCATTACCTAGATCAACCTCAGCCAAACCATCAGCATCTAAATAAACACCATCAGGAACCATTCTTGACATTACTTGCTGTAACTTTAAGTGTGTTAATTGAATCATGTCGGCAAAACCTGTTATACGCTTTACTAGCGAATCAATTTTTCCATTGTACATTCTAGGCGCTACAATACTATAGTTCATTTTAACTTTAGTAAAATCACTCTTAGGACGCATCATGTTTTTAGCCATCTCCCATTTAAGTAATTTATCAGTACCTAAAATCATGGCACCATCATATAAACACTCTATAGATCTTAACATTCTACCAAAACCACCTTCCATATCTTGCGGTGGATTAAACGAATCGTCTTTAGGTATGATCTTATCACCACCAGTTGCTGTTTCTTTGGTTTTATAAACCTCATTCATATAAGTTTTATAATTAAAATATAAAACTTGAATAGTATTATTGTCTTCTTTATCGTCACTATGTCTAGAGTTATAGTTGGATCTATTGTTAGATTTATTTTTCATTATATCTTCAAGATCACTTTCAGATAAATGAGGAAATTGCTTTGCCAACTCGTTAACTGGAATAGTTTTTACTTCTCCAACATAATATATATCTTCAAAGTAAGGTGAGTCTGTGTGCGAGTAAACTAAGTTAGCCGGATCAACGTAATCTACAACAACTCCTTCTGAAGTGTTGAACGACGTTTTCACCGCCCCTATACCCAAAACAGTAAGATCGTAATAAAAACGCTTTTTTGTAAGCTCATATCTATTACCCTCTAACAAAGTGTTAAGAGCTTGTTCTTCCGCTATCTCAATGGATTGCTTGTAAGTTAACTGCATGTGCAGTTCTAATTCTTCGTTACTCTCTGGAAGCTCCTCTATTTGACTATCCCTAACATTTAGGTTTAACTCTCTTTTTACAGCGTCGTTAAACTCCTTTAACCTCATGTCTTTTAATATAGATTCCATATAGTCGGTTCTTTTAGAAACCCCATGTGGATCTTGAGAATAAGCTTTTACATCATAAGTTCTTTCAGCAATACCATTTACAACTATATCTACAAATTTAGATATAATAGGAACTGGTTTCCAATCTAAATTTAAATAGGACAAATCACCGTTTATAGATAACTCATCCTTGTACTTTTGAATAGACTGCTCGCCTCTAGCGTACAATCTTAAATCATGAAAATTACTGTGATTAGCCCTATGTCTATTAGAACCTCTATCGTTGTTGAACCACTCTTGCTCTATTGCTTTACCTACTTTCAAACCATACTCATAGCTCAGCTTTTCAGCGTCGCTAACTGTTTGACTCGGGAAATAACTTTTAATGCCAGACTCTGCCATATTTATTATTTGATTATTTGTGAATTACTCCCAGTATTACTATACTTAGAAATGTTTATATTTAGTGGTTGCTTTTCAACCTTAGCGTTTGGCGCGTATAAATGCCTGTTATTAGCCATGATAGCTAAACCAGAACTTATAGACGCATCATGCTTTGTTCTTTTGTTTATATCAAACTTTGCCCAATCGTTTAGTAGTTCATTGAAATACAAATCACCAAACGTTCCATCTTGCTTCATTCCAACGTGATCCTGTATGTACATTTCAATCGCAGCTGCGTGAGCTTGCTTGATGTCTTCTGAAGAGTTAGGTATACCACCTACTTCTTTTTCTGCAACAGATAATTTGTTCCATATTTTATCCGGCCTATTCATACTAAACCCTCTATATCCTCTACGTCTCAGATAGTACAAGAGACGAGGTTTATTATTCTCTGCGAGTATAGGCATCCCATAAAATACTAAAGCCATTAGAACGTCCTCAAAGAACATCTCGGCTGTTGGTGGTCTTGATAAGTATTCTAAAAAGAAACTGTTAGCCGGGGCGTCTTCCATACTAAACCTAGTTAAACCGTGTAAAGCTCCTTTTGATCCAACTCCATCAACTGTACCTGATATATCGTAACTATCACAACCAAATGCTCCCATGTGTTCGTTGCCAGGGTATTTAATGCCATTTTTAAGCACCACTCTGTTTTGTATTTGAGAAGGTGGAACCCAACTAACTTTAAACCTACCTTTTGGATCTGGATAAAATATTACTTGTGAATCTTTAATACCATTAACCCATTGAAAATTACCAGTTGTAATTCCTAGAGTTCTAATCATCTCTTCGTTGTAATCTATCTGTTCGTATAATTTAACTAAGTTAAATATACTATTTTTAGTCTCATCTCTAAAAGCGTGCTCCGTAGTTCTGGGGAACTGACGGTAAAATTCATTCAAAGCGTCTTGATCGTCTTTTAAACCATCAACTTCATTTTGCCAATTATCTATTACACCTACGTCTATTAATTCACCGTCTGGTGTAAGTCTGTCGATATCAGGAGTAGTAAAGACTGGAATTCCATACTCATCAATAAATCCTTCGTAGTTCCATTCCATTGGGATAAACAAAGAGTAT